TTCGGCTGCATGGTCGCTGCGGGCCTTCGTCGGCGGCAAAGGAAGAAGTGGTGGCGCATCAGGGATTCGAACCCCGGACCTGCGGATTATGATTCCCGATCCTGACGCTATCGGCCGCCATTCTACACAAACAGGCACCATCACCGACGGACTGTGCGCGCGTGCTTCACCGGGGGAATGGAAATCCAGCGGAGCCACCAGAACGCGTCAGAACGGCTCACAAGCGACGATCGCCCCGCGCCGGTGCGGTGGCCATCCTCCGCGCATGAAAAAGCCGCCCGTGGGCGGCTCTGAGCGGCGTGGAGGGGCCTCAGCGCGACGCGTCCTGGCCAGCATCGCGCAGACGCCGCCGCGCCGCCCTGGCCGTGCGCATCCGCTCGGCGAACGCGCGGCCGCGCATCATGCGTTCAACGCGCCGTCGTTCCGCGATCACGGTGGCCATCCGCTCGTGCTCTTCACGCTGTGCACGAATCCAGGCCCCGAGGTCCGCCGAATCCGCGGCGTACCGTAACGATGCTTCGATCATCCGAAGAAACCCGGCCGCCGCGCCGCGACGGCACGGCCTGTCATCAGTCACACTGTCGCGACTCTCGGTCAGCACTTGAGCGGCGGCCTCGAGCACCGGCAGGACGTCGAACCCGGAGCTGCGATTGGCGCGCAGGGCGTCCAGGAGTTGCGCGGCCGCCTCCATGCCAGTGATCCATCCCTCGCTGTATGTCTGGTCGGGAACGTCGAACCAGCTGCGATCGACGTGGCGACCGCGGGGGGTGTAGAGGTCGGTGATGAAAGGTAGCTGGCCGGCTTGTTTCAAGTTCTTCGCGGCGCCCATATCACATCTGTCCATGTGAACCTCCGTCAGATTGGCAATCAGAGCTCAGTGCTTGACACCAGCGCCCCGAACACCGTGCGGTGCGCGGCCGCCTCGTCGATGTCGTTGCTGAGCACGGCCATGAGCACGCCGACAAGCTGCCTCGCTCGGATCGCCATTCCGCGCACCAGTTCGCAGTCCAGTTGATCGCCGCCGGTGGCCTCCTCGTTCGCAAGCCGCGCGAGCAGCGAGAGTGCGGGCTCGAGCTCGTAAGTGGCTTGTATGCCAATCTGTTGACGCGTCGCGCTGATGGTGAATGTCTCGGGCATTTCATGCTCCTTGCATGGTGAGCGGAACCGGCGGGTTGGCAGACCGGAACACAGGAACCGGCAGGCCCTTTCGGACCTCCCGCCGGCCCGCCCATGGACGGAGCACAGCGAGCGGGCATGAAAAAACCGCCATTGCGGCGGTCGCCCGCCTGTGTTTTCCGGGCTGCCAAGCCCGTGCGCCGAAACCTCGGCGCAGCATGAGTATCGGTCTCCTGCGCGCGCGGGTCAACCTCGGCAATCACACCTCTATCTGCCACCGCCCCCGGCGCATGCTGTCCTGGACGTCGGCTATCGTGCGCGCACGGATCGCGTCGCCCCAAACCTTCATCTGTCCAGCATTCAGGCCGGACTCGAACTTGTAGTGGTTGGTCACGGAGATCGATCCGCCGGCGCGCTCGCGACGACGGTTCCGGTTCTCTTCCTTCGTAAGCACCCCCTCGCCTTCGTGCAGCCGCGCGACGTAGTTGTCGCGCGGTACGTAGTCGAGGCCTGTGGCGTGCTGTGGCGTTCCCGTGAGGAGCGCAGAGAGAAATCTCAGGCCGGTGACGAGCAGGCCTTCGCCTTTCTTGGAGCCGGCGTCTCCGAACATCGCGCGCGCGAGCTCCGCGGCGGTTGCCTCGGCAAGCATCCGTTTCATGAGGTTCCCGAAGCTCTTGCCGATATTCTCGAAGTTGCCGTTGAGAACATTGAAAAGCTCATCACCCAGGTAGCTCTGGATGTTCTTGCCGGCCTGCTTCGCCCAGCGGTCGACGTCGCTCATTGCCTTCTCGGCGTCGTTCCCGAGCTCCTTCATCGCCGCGACCTGCTCCGGCGTGAAGATCCAGCCCTTCTTCTGCAGTTCGCCGACGACGCGATCGACGTCTTCGATGTGGCGGATGAACACCCGCATCGGGTCGAGCTCGTCGAGCCACTTGTTCGCGCGATCCTCCATCTGCTGCGCGATGCGAATGTTGTTGTCGATCTCCTTCTGCCGCAGGCGCCCGAGCAAGTCTTGCATCTCGGCTTCGGCCTTTGCGGCGGCCACCTCCTCGCGTCGGCTGTCGACCAGGCTGGCCAGTGACTTCGCCTGCTTCAACTGCTCTTCGTTGGCCTTGCCGAATCGGCCAGCCTGGACATCCCTGAGTAGCCGCTCTTGCTCGGTGATCTCATTGGTCTTGTCGAGCTGCTTCTGTAGCCGTTCGATGTACCTGTCGATCTCGGAAATCTTTGCGCCGCCGACCCGAGTCGGCTCCGCGAACTTCGCGCGGATGGCGGCCTCTTCACGAGCGATCTGCGCCTGGTCGAGCGTGCCGCCAGCGGCTCGGATCGCGTCGTTGTTCCGCCGGTAGTCGTCCAGCGCCTTGTTCAGTTTCTCCTGGCGCGTGAGGGCCTCCTCGGCCCACTTCGCGTTCTCGCGCTGGGCAGCGATCGCTGCCTGCTGCCGGCGGTTGTACTCGCCCTCGGCGGCCGCCAGACCCTCAGTCGTGTTGACCCGCGCCTCGAGGAACTCCACGAGCTTGCGCTGCCGGTCGATTTCCTCCTGGGCGAACCGGCCGAACTGCTCTCCCCCGGGCTCCATGCGCTTGAGCTGCGCCCGGGCCGCGTCGAGCTGCTGGCGCATGTCGTCCTGGCGGCCGATGCCGAGCATCGCGTCCCAGGCCTTCTTCGCGATCTCCTCGATTGCGGCCCATGAGCGCTGCAGCGGGCCGAGGTTGTCGCGCACCTTGCCGATCGCCCGCTCCGCCGCGTCGGCATAGGCTCCTTGCGCGAGCGCTGCCGCCTCCGAGGCTCGGCCCTGATCCTCGAGGGCCTTGATCTGATTCAGAACCTCGGCCGTCAGATGCCGATGCGTTTCATTGAGCTTGAGCGATGCCTCCACCGGTGCCTTGGCCAGCGCCTCGAAGTCTCGCGCGGTCTGCTCGATGCTGATGCCGAGCGTTCGCTCCATCTCGATCGCGGTGCTCGTGAATCGGGAGAGGTTTTCCGCCGCCACCCGGCCGCCGCCAGCGAGCCTCGACACGACCTCCGCGGCCTTCGCCTGGCTGCCGCTGACAGCGCCGACCTCGCGTGCCAGCGTGGCGAGGCTATCGGCCGTCAATCCGATCACGTTGTTGTTCAAGGCCAGCGCGCGCACGTAGGCGTCGTTTTCCTTGGCGCCCTCGTTGTACGCCACAGCCAGCGCACCCAACGCGGCCGCCGCGCCCATCGCAGCGGCGCCAAGTGGCACGATCGCCGCGGTCGCAGATCTGGCGAGCGGGCCCATCTCCGCGGTGACCGCGCGCAGGCCTCGGCCGAGCCCTTGCTCGAGGCCCTTGCCGATCTCATCGAAGACGGACCCCGACCCGGCGAGCTTCTCCGTAGTGTCGGCCGCCGCAGCCTCGAGACCTTTCAGCCTGCGCTCGACCGACTGAAAGACCGGGCCCGTTGCATCCTCGCCGGTGATCCGGACCTTCGTGGCATCCATCGTCGTCATGATTGTGCTTGCTCCCCGACCAGCGCTTCCGGTGGAAGCATGGTCGTCGCATAGACCCATCGGTTGCGCGAACCATCCCCGGAAACGAGGCGCACGCGCAGCCGGATCAGCCCCGCCAGATGCTTCGGCCGCTCGACGACAAGGCGGAGCCAGCCGCCGCGGTCGATCTCGCGGAGGACCCGCCGATACTCGAGCTCGTCGGCGTCGCGCATCTCCTCGAGCACGGCGTCGATGACGCTACCGCCGGCTCGGGCCCACACTCCAGGGATCGTGTCTGTGCGCACGCGCTTTCCCATTTTTGGGGCGGCACCGTCGAGCGATTGCTCGCGCCGGAGGTGCCCCGCAGCCCGCCGTGAGAAGGCATCCGGGCCGCCCGTGCTCGTCATGGGTTGCAGCTCCGGGGCAGCGCCAGCGCAGCCCGGGCAGCATGTCGGCGTGGGTCTATGACGAGCTCCTCGACCGACGCCGTGATCCTCAGAACGAACCGTTCAGGCGCACGCGCGCCTTCGTCTGGCCGTTCGTCTTCGCATCCAGGAACACGCCGATCTTCGTGTTGCCAGAAGCGGTCGCGTTGACTTCCTTGTTGGTGTCGTCCCAGTAGGCGGCCGCGCCTTGACTGGCCGTGGCGGCGCCGGCGGCCTTCAGGTCGAAGACCCCGATGGTGGCGAACTCGCCCACGGCTCCGCTCGCCACCGCGCCGGTCGCCACGCCAAACGCGACGCCGACCTTCGCGCCGGCGCCCGAGGCCACGTCGTAGGGGGCGGTCAACGTGACGACCCGTCCGGACTGCACGTAGTTCTTCATGGTCAGGCTCCGGCGTTGCGATACCAGCCGCGCCAGTCGACGAAGCCCGCACCGAAGTCGAGCCGGCATTTGACTTTCAGCCCGTCGGCCTCGAAGCCCTGTTGGACCTCGACCATGGGCCCGCGCTCGCCGGCGAGGTACGCGTAGAGCAGCGCCTCGACCCGATCGCTCGCCAGATACCAGGCCTTGTCGCTGATCGCGTCCAGGCGCGGATCGACGATCAGCTCGAGCTTGCCGCCGAACGGGTTCGCATCGGCGGTCTTCGTGGCCTGGATCGAGGTGAGCAATTTCTCCGCGGCCGTCTCGAGCGCGGCAGGGACAACGAGCCAGCGCGGCGCAGCGTCGATCGGCGTCGTGCCGTCGAGCCCCTTCTGCAGGCGCATCGCCAGGCGCGCAACGCTCAGCGACGTGTCGCCCAGCGCCGTCGGGGTTCCAGCCAGGTTGCCATGATCCGCGTGGAACAACGCCTTGGTGTCGCTCATCGTGGGGCCCGCCCCGCTGCCGCTCGTGAGCAGCGCGACCAGCGCCGCCGCTTCGCGCTCGAGCGACGCCTGGACGAACGAGGTTCGGATCGAATCGAACACCGACAGGTCGTCGTTGACGAGCGCCTGCCGCGAGATCGCGAAGATTCGGCCGTAGGTGGTCAAGCGGAACGACTCGGCCGCCTCGCCGACGGTACCCTGATGGAACTCGCCGGATTCGTTGACCGGCTCGAGCGACGGCGCCTCGCCCAGGCGGACCACGGACATGGCGCGGAAGTCGGCCGCCTGGCGCTCGCGGCCGGCGCGCTTCAGGCCACCGGGCGCCGCGGCATAGGCCTGGGCGACCGCACGCCCGATCGAATCGCCCAGAATCAGCGGGAAGTCGCTCGTCGTATGCATCGCGCGCTGCATGATCTGGGCGTCGGTCATCAGCGTCGTGCGCTCGCCGGCGCGCTCCAGGCACTCGCGCGCCATGTCGCGCAGGCGCATTGCGGCGTAGGGGCGGGCAGCGTCCGAGACCTCCCCGCCCGCGAAGCGGGCGGTCAGCGCCTCGGCCATCAGCGCGCGCCGGGCCCGGGGCCCGCCGTCACGATCTTCCATGCCCAAGTACGAGGGGCCAGCGCTCGCATCCGATACCCGCGCCGCCTCGGCGAGCGCCATCGAACGCAGCTCGTCGACGGACTTGCCGACGGCGCCGACCAACTCGCGCCGGAATCCGCCGTCCAACTGCAGGGTGCGGCAGAGTTGATCGACCACCTCGAGCCGCTCGAGCTCGAGCGTGTTCCTGTCCGCGTTCTCGTTTTCCATGGTTCCCTCCGAAAATGACCGGCCCACGCCGACCGTTGAATCCGCGGGCACCGCAACGAGCGATGCCTCGATAAGTTGCCAGCGAGTGATCCTCACGCCGACCTTGCGACCGTCCTCGAATACCGGCTCCACCGCCAGCGGCCGATAGCGCACGGAAGTCGAGCGCAGCACGCCGTCGCGCACCGCCTGCAGGGCTTCCTGGGCGTGCTGACTGGAGCCGAAGGTCAGCGTCCCGCGCAGCCGCCCCCCGGCGACGTGCAGGGCGTCGATCCGCCCCGGCGGAATTCCTGAATCGTCATGGCCGATCAACAGTGGCAAGCCGCCTTCGGCGCGCGAAAGGTCGATCGCGCCGTCGGCGTGCGACAGAATCTCGACCTCTCCGAAGCGTTGGATCGGCGTATCGCTCGACAGCGAAGCCTGCACGCTGCGGCTCTCCGGCGATGCGCGGCGCAGCTCGTCGGCGTCGATGCCGACGGCAAGCGTCCGAGTGAACGTGTCAGTGCTCATGCGCTTCCTTGCGATAGCAGTCTTCGCCCATCGCCGCAGCCAGCAGCGTGGCGGCGAGCTCGCGGGCCTGTCTGGCGGTGAGCTCGACCTCCACCGCCTGGCCGTCGATCACGATCAACATCGTGAGATCGCCACGGACAAAGACCCGGGCGGGAATCGTGGTCATTGAAGCGG